TCTTTGATCACTTGCTTAAAGCCAGTGTCGTTAAATTCGATTTTCGGATTGATCTAGGAACAACCACGTTTTGCTCTAGCTTCAAATGCACCTGCACACATGGATCGTTGGCGTCATCGTCAATTCCTACCACTCGCAGATACTTGCCGTTGAGTTGGCAAACTGCTTTGAGATCCAGCCCCAGACGCTGCAGATCATCACGCTCCATCTCGATGGTGCTCGTGGCTTCTGGGTAATAGCCAGACGCCTGCATTGCCCGAGTCTCAATCGCAGGCAGGATCACACATCGAGCCGACTGCTCGTTGCGCGTGATGGTAGATCCGGCCTGCACCGTGACTTCGCGAAATCCAACACGGATTAGATCTTCAAACTCGGACATGTGTGTTTAGAAAAAGGGGCCGCGCCAGTTGCCCAACGCAGCCCCTTCAATTACTTCTTTGACGATTTTACACAATAGCCTTTGGAGGGCGCCCACGCCGCTTTGCAGGCTCTGCAGACTCAGCCTGCGGCGCTGACCCACAAACAAATCCCTTGCGCCTTAGACGGCCTTGCAGAGTGTCTACGAGCCAGACCTCTTCGTACTGGCAAACGCCTGCGATTCCGTTGTCGGCAATGATCTGCTTGAACAGTCGCTTGGCTCCACCGTTGGCGATCGGATTACCAATCACCTCGGCTGCGCCTTTGCTAACTCCTAAAACCATTGAGTAATTCGCCATTTGCTTAGGCGGAGACGATGCGCTTGAGACCTGCGGCAATGCCCTTGGCGGACCCAAAGCAGCACTCCCAGACCTTCTTCTTGACGCCGGAATCTTCGTCGTACCATTCGCGCACACCGATCGTGATGCCGGTGGTTGCGTCGGTGATCGCCTCGGCGCGGATGTAGGCTGCGCCTGACTGCGGAGCCAGATAGCGGATGGCAACTGCAAGCGCGGATGGGTGACCCGCGAAACCAACAAGGTTCTCGGAATTGCCGGGAATCACGGTGCTCTTGTACACGTCGAAACCAGCAAGACGCGGGATGCGATTGTTGTGCAGCGGATCCGTGGAACCGTACTGCTGGAACGTATTAATCGCAGAGTCCTTCAACAAATTTGCGAAGTACGTTTCCTTGATGACAAGCGCACGCATGTCTTCCGGCATGTTAGCCGTATCGCACAGCGTGGAGAGATCGACAACCGCGTCCACGTCCAGCGCAGAAGCGGCTCCGGTGAATCCTGCACCGCCGAAATTGGCGGCAGTAACATCAGCAAGAATCGTCTGGAAAACTTTCTTTCCAAGCTGGAAGCCCTTCTGCTTGCCATAAAGCTCAAGGCTCAACACAGAACTAGAGGCGACTTCAACGTCAGACAGACCACCGGACACATACACCGGCTCGCCCAGAGTAATTTCTGCGGCATCGGAGTCGAGATCCTGGATGGTGTAGTCTGCGCTGGCAGACTTAGTAACTGCGGCATCCTGCGCGCCAACGCGAGGGATGCTGATCTTATCGCCACGGCGCGCTGCGTCGGCGCTGAAGCTGGTGGAGAAGACAGACAAGGGGAGGATCGCTGCGACGAAGCCGTCGAGCACCCCTTGCGAGATGATATCATCATTGATACCGGTGATGGAATTTCCCATAGGTAGTTTGGTTTGGGTTGCTTACTTTACTTCGCCGCCGACATTAGTGCCGTGCGGTTCTTCTTGAGGAAAGCCAGCCACTCAGCCGACTTACCGCTTTTGCGCAGTTCATTGTACTGCGCAACAAGGTCTTGCTTAGGCAAAGCCGTAGGCTCGCCAGTTGTAAATTCGACAGCCGGATGACCAGCAGATGCGAGCACGCGAGTCGCAAGTGCGTTGATTTTCTCAGGCGTTACTGAGGCTTGCATTTTTGCAATTGCAAGTTCGTCAATAAGTTTGGCGATGGTGACATTGCGCTCGCCCAATTGAGCACGCAGGCTGTCTGCGAGTGCATTGGCCTCGGTGAGCTTGGCGGCAAAGTCAACGCTGGCCTCAACCATTAACGCACTGGTGGTGTCAGGCGCCGGCTGATCAGGCGCTGCAAGATCATCAGGCATTGGCTGCTCTGGCGCGTCAGGATCCTGCACAGTCTCTTCCGAGATTTCCACTGTCACTTCTACGGTGAGCGCATCAACTACGTCTGCGGTCGGTTGGTTGTCCATAAGTTTGATGAGTAATGCAGGAGCTTTGGCAAACCTGCTGACATCCAATTTGGCCACGGCCTCAAGCCCGTTGTAGATCTCGTCGGCAAAGCCGAAAGCCACAGCCTCCTCGGCGTCAAACCAAGTCTCAGAGTCCATTGCAGCGCGAATAGTATCTGTAGTCTGTCCGCTCTTGTCCGCGTAAATTTTAACCAAACCCTCTTTGAGTTTGTCCAGCACATCAGCCTCCTGGCGCATCTCGGTAGCATCGCCGCTGAATGTTGCCCACGGGTTGTGGATCATCAGGAACCCATTGGACGCCATCTTTACTGGCTTGCCAGCCATCGCAATCACACTAGCCATTGATGCTGCGATGCCATCGACGAATGTAGTTACTCCGCCGGGATGGCTGCGCAACGCATTAAAGATTGCGTGACCCTCAAATACCGATCCGCCGGCAGAGTGGATGTGCAGATTAATATGCGCGCCCTTTAGTCCAGACAGCGCCGAAATGAAATCGGACGCATTGGCTCCAAAGCCTCCGACCTCTCCGTATAAATACAGATCAGCCCCGGTTTCTGTCTGATTTTTGAACTCGTACCAATTAGATTTGCGCATCTACCTATGTGTCTGGTGTCAACTCTATCACTCTGGATTAGGTACCTCAGTGCCGAACATACCACCGCCAACTGTAGCTGTGGCAGTGCTCTGGCGAAGCAGGCTGAGAGCCATGCCGAAATCAATTCCAGTCGAGTCTGAAATTCGTTTTGCGCGCTCAACAATGTCGATAGTCTCGCGCTCACGAGCGTCTAGGTGTTGGTCAAGAACCTCACCTTGCTCGGCAATTACGTCGGCAAGGTTTTTGAAGCCGAGTTTGTAGTCTTCTCTGCGCGCAGCGCCGTCACGTCCGAGGTCAATTGAGAATCTAGGTGGTAAAGTAAAGTCCCACTTGAGTTGTCCACCAAGGTCAGCGCCGGGATACTCAGGCAGATACCCGCTCTTGATCGCCTTGCTTACAGCGTATCCCATAATCCGCTGAGCCATAGGACGCAGAAGCTCCTGCCTGTCGAGGATGGTAGTGCGCGCCTTCTCAATCTCTGCGCGTTCCTGAGTGCCATTCTGCCCGTCCGGTTTCCAGCAAAGCGAGTAAGGCCAGCCAATGCCGAGTAATGCTTTGCGCGCAAGACGATCCTGGAACTGATCCCAATCAGCGCCAGGGCGAAGGTTCACAAACTGCTCTAGTTTGGATCCACTACCAGCCTTGAAATAAGTAATGGTCCCACCCTCAAGGCGCTCCATTGTCATCGATCCATCAGGTCCAGTGTCGCAACCAAGCGACATGCCCGGGTCATTAACATCGGCCTGACCACTCTCGTTGGTCTCGATCAGCGTGCGCGAGCTGGACGCCAGCTGATTAAGCTGCTCCCAGTATTGGCTCTGATCGGCGTCACGCAGGTCATTGAGCGCATGACTAAATACTGGCAGGCCGCGCAGCTGGTCGGCCCACTCGGGATCGTACGACAGGATCATGTCACGCGCTGATACATCGCGATCCTGCGGCTGGTCATCGCCTAGGATCCTGTAGGCAACGGGTCTCCCGAGGTTGTTGGTGATTACACCGTGCGTGATTTTTAGCCCAGCGTACCCACCCTCCTCCACTACAGTCTCGCCGCCATCACGCTGCCCAATACGGTGGGCAGGGATGCATTGGATCATCGGCCACGTCCCGTCCTCGGACTGCGTGAGTAAAATACCTTGGTCGCCATCGCGATCGACTGCCACTGAGTCCAAGTAAAGCGTCGTCTTGAAATCGTAATTCTCGCCCCTGATATTACATGAGCCATACCACAGCATCAGCCATTCGCTTGCGAGCTTGCCCCACTCTTGATCTCCACCACGAAACACTGGGTTCCATGCGCGGCCAATTGCGTGCATTGCCTTTTGGATTGTAGCCCCTTTGACGATGCCGTTGTTGCTCCAGATCCTGCGACTAATAGACAGCAGCGAGCGCCAGTCGCTGAAATTGACTGCCGTGTTTATGTCCTCGGTGCGCACCGGAATGTAGGTGCGCCGCGTAGTGCGGCTTGTAGCGTTGATTAGACGCGCATCGACTGGGTAACCAAATTGATCGACGAGTGCCATAAGCTAAAAGCGGATCCGCGTTTTGCGAATTGGTTTGGTGGAAAGATACTCTTGAATCTCTTCCTGCGTGGATCCGTCGAAATACTCTAGTGCCTGCTCTACGGTGCCCATCAGGTCGGCCGTGGATAGCTTTGGATCCACCTGAAAGCTGAATGACTTACCGTTTGCACTCAGGCTGGTAATCATCTTCCCGCCGCGCTCTTGGATTACAGTGAATTGCCCTGTGACAATTGCCTCAAGCACATCACGCCCTTGCACCATAGCAATTCGCAGGAGCGATTTAATGAAAAAGTCTGGCGCGGCCATCTACATAGAGCAGCGGTGTCAACTCGACGACTCAACTGTGGAGCCGATTAGCCCCTTAATTAATCCAAATGCTACCGCCATTGCCTCACAATCCCACAGATGGTTGTCTTTCTTTACTCGCACCCATCGAGATGCCACAGCCTTAGTCGTTTTGCTCACCACATCGCGCTTTATTTCAGAAACAATCTGGTGCCGGTAATCTGCAGACGCATCATCAGGCGTCTCCCACGCTGGGCCTCGGCCTGCACGCAGGATTGCCAGCACGTCTTTTACTTTTTCATTACTCCAGAAAATGTATCGAGCCTGTCCACCGCATGGTGCCTGCGCTCGCTTGATCGGCG